AAATAATGTGGGCATTAGTCTGGTTACAATTAATTTCTGGTATGCCGTTAGCTTACTTTCAGATTTCTTCTTATGGCAGTAAAACTGAATGTGAACAAATAAAGCAGACTGCAAGTATTATGGTTACAGATACTAGTATGATACTTGCTTGCTTAAACATAGGAATAAAACAATGAGTACTACATTAAAAACTACAAATACAGACATGCGAAAAACAGGGCTGTTTAATTCACCTAAAACTTCTTTACGTCCTGTTGGAAGAGATGACGCTAAAAACAAGTCTGCTGTAAAGCGGGGTGACAATGCATCTGAACGCCGTGCGAAAGAAGAAAAACTAGAAGCTAAACGACAAAATGCAAAAGCTATTGATGAAGCTATTGCTGCTACACTAAAGTAAAGAAAGAAATAAAGATGAGTTTTAAATTAAGTAAACGAAGTCAAGATAAACTAGAAGGTTTAGATGAACGCCTTATTGCTGTAGTTAATAGTGCAATATTTAAAAGCAAGATTGACTTTGGTGTTATCTGTGGTATGCGTACCATTAAAGAACAAGAAGCTCTAGTGTCCAAGGGTGCAAGTCAAACTATGAAGTCTAAGCACCTAGACGGTCACGCAGTAGACTTGATGGCTTACATTGGCTCTCGTGGCTCATGGGAACTAAACTTGTACGATGACATTGCTGACGCTATGGCGGAAGCTGCACGTGAAGTAGATGCACCCATTCGTTGGGGCGCAGCTTGGACAGTACCAAATATAGCTTACTTTGAAGGTAGCATGGAAGACGCAATGAATAGTTACATTGATGAACGCAGGTCACAAAATCGTAGGCCGTTTATTGATGGCCCACATTTTGAGCTAATGGTATAAGGATACACAGTAATGGCACGTGAGTTAACAGAACGTCAACAAAAGTTTTTAGCAGTCCTTATGGATGAGGCAGGTGGAGACATTTCTACTGCTAAACTTATGGCGGGTTACTCTGCCAATACTTCTAACCTTGAAGTTACTAATAGCCTCAAAGAAGAGATCATAGATGTAACACACAGTTACCTAGCACGTAATGTACCTAAAGCCGCAATGGCTATGGTAGGTGCTCTGTACGATCCTACTGAGTTAGGTATTCGTGATAAGATGGCAGCAGCTAAAGAACTACTAGATCGTACTGGCCTTGTAAAGACAGAGAAGGTACAGATAGAAGCTAAGGGTGGTGTGATGCTTATGCCACCAAAGCAAGTAGAAGAAGATGAATGTACCTGTGGAAAAAATGTGAGTGCCTGTACCTGCGATGACTAAACCAGTAGGTACATGGAAGTTACCACAACCCACAGACTTAAAAGAAGACAACGTATGGGTTCCTATCCCACGTGTAGCAAGAACAATTCCTTACGGGTATGAAATAAACCCAGAAGATAACGGAATACTCTTGCCAATTAGCCACGAACTTGATATGCTTGAGCAAGCACAGAAATACATTAAACAGTATTCATATCGAGAAGTAGCAAACTGGCTTACCAGAAATACAGGTAGGTCAATCTCACACGTAGGATTAAAGAAACGGTTGGACAATGAGCGACAAAGAAAAAACAAAGCTGGAAGCCTTCGCAGATGGGCAGACTATGCCAAAAAGGCTATCGCCAAGGCGGAAGAAATTGAAAACAACAGGATCGGTGCAAAAGAAAAAGAAGATACAGCAGCCTAGTCCTACAGTAATACTAGAACAGTTTACAGATAAGATTAAAGAAGATCACAATATTATCTTTAAACCTAATGACGGACCTCAGACTGACTTCCTTGCAGCTAGTGAACGTGAGGTACTATACGGTGGCTCTGCAGGGGGTGGAAAGAGTTACGCTATGTTGGCTGACCCTTTACGCTACATGGACGTTCCAGCCTTCGCAGGTTTGCTCCTACGACACACTACGGAAGAACTAAGGGAACTAATTACTAAGTCACAAGAGATGTACCCTAAGATTTGGCCCGGTATTAAATGGTCTGAACGTAAGATGACATGGACTGCACCATCGGGTGCTACACTCTGGTTAAGTTACTTAGACAAAGACCAAGACGTTACACGATACCAAGGTTTAGCATTTAGCTGGATAGGATTTGATGAGCTAACTCAATGGGCTACACCATTCGCTTGGAACTACATGAGGAGTCGCTTGAGATCGGCAGACCCTAACCTACCTCTCTGTATGAGAGCTACTACAAACCCCGGTGGAAGAGGACATCACTGGGTTAAAAAAATGTTTATTGACCCTGCACCTGCAGGTAAGTCCTATATAGCTACTGACATTGAATCTGGGGAACAATTAAAGTACCCCGCTGGACATGCTAAAGCAGGTAGGGCATTATTTAAACGTAGGTTTATACCAGCAAGATTACGAGACAATCCTTACTTGTCTCAACAAGGTGACTACGAGGCAATGCTTTTGTCTCTCCCTGAACAACAACGTAGGCAACTACTAGACGGTGATTGGGACATTAAAGAAGGCGCAGCCTTTACAGAGTTTGATAGAAATACACACGTAGTTGAGCCATTTGATATTCCTAATAACTGGGTTAAGTTTAGAGCTTGTGATTACGGCTACGGAAGTTACACAGGGGTCTTATGGTTTGCAGTTAGTCCTAATGAGCAGCTGGTAGTATACAGAGAGTTATACGTATCTAAAGTACTTGCTGTAGACTTAGCTGACATGGTACTTGAGTTAGAGGCTGGCGATGGCAATATGCGATATGGGGTTCTTGATAGCAGTTTGTGGCATAAACGGGGTGATACTGGCCCTTCTTTGGCGGAACAAATGATAATGAGAGGATGCCGCTGGCGTCCATCAGACAGAAGTAAAGGCTCTCGTGTAGCTGGTAAGAACGAAATACACAGACGATTACAGGTAGATGAGTTTACAGAAGAAGCAAGACTAGTATTTTTTAATAACTGCACTGAAACAATATCTCAACTACCCGCTATACCACTAGATAAAAAGAACCCAGAGGATGTTGATACGCACTCAGAAGACCACTTGTATGATGCGTTAAGATATGGTATCATGTCAAGACCAAGATTTAGTATTTGGGACTATGATAGTAGGGGTACTCCTGCAAACAGTATGCCCGTAGCAGACTCTACATTCGGATATTAAGGAAACCTAAATGGAAGAAGATAACATATTTATTGAAGACGAATCAATTGTATTAGAAGATACAGAGCAATCGTCTATTGATGACTACAAAACTAATAACATTATTCCTTATATCGAAGGTCGTTATAAACGTGCAGAAGACTACCGACAGCAAGATGAAGAACGTTGGTTAGATTCGTACAGAAACTATCGTGGTATCTATGGTCCTGACGTTCAGTTTACAGAAGCTGAGAAGTCTAGGGTATTTATTAAAGTAACTAAAACAAAGACACTAGCTGCATACCAGCAGTTAGAATCTATTATGTTTGCAAATGGCAAGTTTCCACTTACTGTTGATCCTACGGAATTACCAGAGGGTGTAGTTGCAGATGTTCACTTTGATCCTAAAGAGCCAGACCAGATTAAAGAATCACAAGTAGATAAAGAAGTAACACCATACGGTTTTAAGGGTGATGGCAAGGAACTACCTAGAGGAGCTACCTCTAAAACACTAGGCGAAATGCTTGGTCCCCTTACAGATAAATTAAAAGACATTGATGGTTTAAAGAGTGGCACAGGTATGACACCTACTTCTGTTACGTTTAGTCCCGCAATGGTTGCTGCAAAGAAGATGCAGAAGAAAATACAAGATCAGTTAGAAGAATCCAACGCAAGTAAACACCTGCGTAATACTGCATTTGAAATGGCACTCTTTGGTACTGGTGTTATGAAGGGTCCATTTGCAGTAGATAAAGAGTACCCTAAGTGGGACGATGAAGGTAACTACGACCCTATTATTAAAACAGTACCACAGGTATCTCATGTATCTGTGTGGAACTTTTACCCTGACCCAGATGCAAACAACATGGACGAAGCACAGTACGTTATTGAACGTCACAAAATGTCACGCACACAGCTACGTCAACTCAAGCGGCGTCCATTCTTTCGTAACAATGTAATTGATGACGCTATTGCATTAGGGGAAAACTATAACAAAGAATCATGGGAAGATGATCTTTCTGATTACGCACCTGAGTACGGTATAGAACGTTTTGAAGTACTAGAGTATTGGGGTACTGTAGACGTTTCTATGTTAGAAGAACAGTCTGTTGATATTCCTCCTGAGTTAAGTGAAGTAGATGAGTTACAAGCTAACATATGGATTTGTAACGGTAAGCTACTGCGTATGGTAATTAATCCATTTAAGCCTGCACGTATTCCTTACCATGCAGCACCCTACGAACTCAATCCTTACAGCTTCTTTGGTGTAGGTATTGCTGAGAACATGAACGATACACAAACTTTGATGAATGGTTTTATGCGTATGGCAGTAGATAATGCTGTACTATCAGGCAATCTATTGATTGAGATTGATGAGACAAACTTAGTACCCGGTCAAGATTTATCTCTGTACCCCGGCAAAGTATTTAGACGCCAAGGTGGAGCACCCGGACAAGCTATTTTTGGTACAAAGTTTCCTAACGTATCAGGTGAAAACCTGCAGCTGTTTGATAAGGCACGTGTATTAGCAGATGAGAGCACTGGCTTTCCTAGTTTTGCTCACGGTCAGACAGGTGTTACAGGGGTAGGGCGCACAGCTTCAGGTATATCTATGCTTATGGGTGCGGCACAGGGTAGTATTAAGTCAGTTGTTAAGAACATTGACGATTACTTACTACGGCCTTTAGGGGAGGGACTATTTCGTTTTAACATGCAGTTTGATTTTGATCCTAGCATTAAAGGCGATTTAGAAGTTAAAGCACGTGGTACTGAAAGTCTTATGGCTAATGAAGTACGTAGTCAGCGCCTTACACAATTTATGCAGATTGCAGCACAACCCTCTCTCGCACCGTTTACAAAATTCCCATACATCATTCGGGAGATTGCAAAGTCTCTTGAACTTGATCCAGATAAAGTAACTAACAACATGGATGAAGCTGCTATACAGGCAGAGATAATGAAGGGCTTTCAACAAGAACAACCTGCCCCAGAAGATGGACAACCGCAAGCAGACCCATCAGGTGCTGGTGGTGCTACAATAGGAACAGGCGGCGTACCCGCACCGGGACAGCAAGGATTTACTGGAAATGAACAACAACCTACTCAACAACCTCAAGCCGCTGGTAGCCAACCGCCAACAATGGGACCAGTTCAATAGTTACGTTGACGAATTAATTACACAACAACAGAGAGCTATGGAGCAAACTGACGATAGCACTATACTCTACAGGGCGCAGGGGTCAATACATACTTTGCGTAGATTACTCTTACTAAGGGAAGAAGTACAAAAGAATGTCTGAGTTAGAACCTTTTGATCCTAAAAAACATAAGCCTATTGATACCGTAGGTGGAATGAAATCTACAGAATATTTAGCTTCCGAAGAGTCTCCTGAAGGTACTGCATGGAATATACCTACTATATGGTTTAATAAAAAAACAAAAAAGCCCGTACTTAGAACAGGCGATGATGCGTGGAATACTGCTCTTGAGTACGAAGAAGAAACAGGAAAGAAGTTTCCTAGATATAAAAGTATACCAGAAGCCGTAGATGCGGCAAAAAAACGTAGTA